ACGCGGGGCGTTCCGTAACGCCACTGATCGTGACTGGCGGATCTTCAACGAGATAGAGAAGTCGGGGATTGCCGGCGGCGGTCAGGCCGCCATCGAGGTGGCGGAGAAGTCCGCCATGTCGTCGATGGGAACTTGGAATCCGTTGCGGGCGCACTTCTGGCCGTTCAAAGCGGTGCGGTCGGCGAACACTGACGCCGAGTTCATGGTGCGTATGACAGCAGGCCGTCATGTCATGGAACACGGCGGCTCCCTCGACGAGGCGTGGAAGGCAATCCGCAAATACCATTTCGACTACAGCGAACTGACACCCACCGAAGCAAAGATCAAAATGGTGATTCCGTTCTGGAAGTGGCAGAAGAATATTCTGCCGGTGCTGATCGAATCGGTTGGGAACCGGCCTGCGGCATGGTCGAGGCTGCGGCAGATCAAGGGTGAACTGGAGTACGCCAGCGAAGCCGAAGGTGTCGTCCCCGACTATTTCATGGAGAACCTCGGCATCCGCCTCCCGTGGAGGATGCAAGGATCGCAGCTCTACGTCCTGCCTGACATGCCGTTCAAGGATCTGAACCGTTGGATGCGGTCGGATGACCGGCCGATCACCGGCATCAAGCCGTTGGACATGCTGACCAGGGGGTTCGCCGAAGCGGCATTCCCCTACGCCAAGCTCCCTATCGAGTTGTGGGCCGGCAAGCAGTTCTTCGCTGACCTGCCGTTGAAGGGTCGCTTCCAGAACGTGCCACCGTCGTATGCGAACATCCCAGGGTTGATGCCGATCCTCGGCGGGTTGGGGAAGGCGGAGAAGAACCGCAAGGGCGAATGGAAGATGACCGATTCAGACTTGTACGTTCTGGATCAGATGATGCCGTTCATGGGCCGCCTGCGTCGCCTCATCCCTGGTGAGGAGAAGTATGAGAAGCGTTGGCTGACGACGTTCATGTCGACCATGTTCGGTGGCGGTCTGCGGGCGAACACGCCTGAGGAGCAACGCAACCAGTTGATCCGCATGCAGCGTGAGCTGTCGGATGACATGAAACGCATGATCGATATCGAGGTGCGTGAGGTCTAGACTCGCTGGGACGGAAGCGGGTTAGGTTGATGGACTTCATCTCACGCGACGAATGGCATGCGAGACCGCCGAAGCGAACATTCACGCGGCTGCGGCCTTCCCGTATCGTGGGAATAGTCGTTCATCACTCTGGCGTCGCGAACCCACCNGAAGGTGTGATCGCAGTCCGAGCCTACGAGCGGTACCACATGGACACTCGNGGCTGGAATGCCATCGCCTACAACTGGCTCGTGGACGAACGCGGAGTGATCTACGAGGGGCGCGGCCCAGGGATCGTTTCTGGCGCCACCAAGCACCACAACCACAGAACAGAGAGTGTCTGTTACACAGGCTACGGAGGCAGGAAACTCCCTGAGGTCGCCCTCATATCCATCACCGAAGTCATCGAAGACATCCAGGCCCGCTACGGGGGGAGACTCTGGTTGAAAGGGCATAGAGATCTGGCTTCGACGAGCTGCCCAGGGTCGGAGCTGTACGCATGGTTGAAGAACGGATGCGTCGTCTACCAGGGCAACCCGTCAGGCATCGACTTCGAGGGGATCGCACGGTATCTGCGCGGTTTGGGCGACGGCCTGGACGACGCCCCGTTGTCGAGGCGTCGCCGGTCGAGGGGCCAGTTGGTGCAGTTGGCGCAAAGCCGGTTGAAGGACCGCGGGCATGACCCTGGCGGCATCGACGGCGTGTTCGGGCCGAAAACGAAGCGGGCCGTGAAGGGTTTCCAGCAGTCTCTGGGGTTTCTGCGCCCCAACGGCGTCATCGACGGTTCAACGTGGGACGCTTTGTTCCTCTTGTAGGAGGTACTTTCAATGCCCAAAGGTGAAGGTTACGGTCCCACGTTTCAGGAGACGTTCGGATCGCAGAACGACCAGCCCTACAACTCAACGTCCTCGTTCAACATGTGGGACATGAGCCAGAAGGCGAAGAAGGCTGCCGCGTATCTACGCAGCACGAAGCTCGGCAACGCCGCCAATGGTGGCCGACCGTTCGGAAAGTAGGACACCATGTTGTTCCATGACGGTATGACTCCGAAGCTGGTGAAGGTCGGCCGCGTTCTCGTCGACAGCGTGAAACGCGGCAGTTTCTCGCTGCCGCCTGGACAGTCGCGTGAAGCGGCCCGTAAGGCCCTGCGAGACTGACAATGGGCAGCAAACGCCCGAAACGTCCGAAGCCCCGCTACTAGCATGCCGCTCAGACGCGGATCTGACCGTGCGACGGTGTCGCACAACATCGGCAAGCTGATCGGCGAGGGCTATCAGAAAGATCAAGCAGCGGCCATCGCCTATTCCAAGGCCGGCCGTGGAAAGAAGGGGAAGTGACTACATCATCGAAGTTCTCATGGGGGACATGGGGTGAGCGGGCAGCGTGGACTGCCGTGCAGGCTTTCGCAGCCGTCATCGTCATCGGTCAGAGTTCAACCGTCAGGACAGCCCTGATAGCTGCCGCAGCAGCATTACTGTCGGCCGTGAAGACCCTTGCGAAGGAACGCCTCGGGTCGTGAGCGGGGACACCGCGTTCGACTTCGAGTCGGCGTGGTCTTCGTGGTTCGCGAGTCCAGTCAGGGAGGAACTCCAGGCGGGGATCGCCACAGAGTTGGAACGCACCAGCGGCATCTTCGACGTTCAGGACGGCACGCATGCCAAATGGAACGGCGAACAGTTGGGGGTTCTGACGGTGTTCAACTCCGACGACCTCATCGCCCTGATGTGTGCGTGGGAAGAGGCCGAGAACGGCAACTGGTTGGCGCAGAAGGATGTGCTGATCTGGTTGCAGAAATGGATGGAGTTCATTTCCTGCTGCGTTGAGGCGTCCCCACCCAACCCAGGCTAGCCTCGGCGAATCGTTCCCTCACGACAGGGTTGTCGAGGAGGCGTTGCCGTAGGCCAGCGATGATCCTGTCTCGTTGTCTCGCTACAGTCGTTTTAGGCATTCCGATAACAAGACCGACGAAGCGCAGAGAGAGATGCACGACCAGAAGCATGTCGAAGAGCCAACGGTCGTCTTCATCCAACTCGTCTAGGGCGTCAGCGACGGCGTCGCGCAACGAGAGCTGTTCCAGTACGGACTCTTCAGGTTCATTCCCAGGCTCGCAAACAACGAGTGCTTCGAGCGGTGAAACTGCCCGTCCGAACGCCGACCGCTGGTAGCGGCCGGCAGACAGGAGCGGATCGTAGAGGGGTTCACGCCGTCGATCACCCGTCACTGCCGCTCCAAGGGAAGAGGGACGGCTTGAAGCCGTAGAATGCTTTACCCTCTCGGAACGACCCGAAGGTCGTTTCTCCCTTGTCAATGAGCTTCGTAATCGTTTTGAGTGGCACGAATGCGTATTCCTGTTTCGGTGTTGACCAGATCCACAACCAGACGGGCATCTGCCCGTCCCACATGGTCAACGCCGACAGCTTCTCCTGTTTCAACTTGAGACCTTTGGCACCGCAACCCATGACTTCGATGAGTGTGTTGACGGTGACATAGTCGGGGGTGTATCGCAGGAACAGTGGCAGGGTTTCTATCGAGTAGGGCGGCCGGTTGAATCCGTATCGTGCCCATCCGTCGGTGCGTTCCTCGAATGCTCCTTCGGCTTCGTCACCCATTGATCCGTATCGTTGTTCCCATGACAGGTCGGAGAAGCTCACCGTGGGATCTTTCGGATCACGAGCATTTGCACCAGCCGGTCGTCGGGGTAGGCGACACCGTTGAGGGCGTCCTCGACGAGTTTACACAGGTTGGTTGCGTCGGCGGTGAGGGGTGATATGACTTCGGGGATGGGCTTGATCGTTACGTCGGTCCAGTCGGGGTGGAAGGTGACGACCAGGGAGACCGGCCCTTCGTGGAAGGGGCCGTTGTACAGGTCTGCGATGCGTTGTTCGGCGTCGAGGGTTTTCTTGTCGGTGTAGGCGTGGCCGCGTGCGAACCGTGGCCGGCTCTTCGATTTGGGTCGCCCTGGGATCCTGAACCGGTAGGTCACTGTTCGAGCAGCCACCCGTATGCGGCTGCCGCCTGATGTGGAATGACACCGTTGCCGAGTATCTTCAACTCTTGGGTGCGTGACAGGCCCATGTCGCACACCCACCCACTAGGCAGGCCCATCATCCACTCCACGAACCAGGGGTTCAGACCGCGTTCGTCGGTGGGATCGGGGGCGCGTCGGCCGACGATTCGTTCCCATCGTTCAACCGCAGCGCCATAAGGGCCGAAGCGGTCGACGGGTGGTGGTTCTC